TTCAATCACTACCGCACGTCCTTTGGGTGAATCTTGAATTGCAACAATTGGTGCTTTCTTAATACGTTTTAAGCTAACCAGTGGTTTCTCAATTTTGATAAACCCAGACCCTTCTGTAAAGTATGCTTTACCTGATTGTTCATCAACAAATAATTCAATTTCGTTATCTTCTTTAAATGAGCCACCCGCTAAATTCAATGCTTCCTCATATTTTTTCATTGCTTCTTCTGAATCTACCCATTCCTCAGCATCTTTGTTGTATTGTTGTTTGTACGCTACTGCGTCATACATTTCTGAATAGTCTAATTTTGCCACTTGTAATTTAGTTGAAATTTCTGATTCCTCTACACTCACGATAACTAATTTTTGTAATTCTGACATAATAAAATTCCTCCAATAATTTGTTTTTATTTTTTACTACTTAAATAGTATAACATACTTTCCCTAACTTGTGTACCTTATTTACCAAATAAAATATATTTCTTTTTACAATTTAGAAACACATTTACTGGTTCCAACCCACCATCTTCATATACGCTACCTTTGATAATGGTTTCATCATCATTTGAAACCATATTGAGCTCGTGGAATGTATATGGAATTTCATCAATATATAAGTCTTGTAATACTGGTGAAACACAAACTACTAACTCTACATCATGTTTACCATTTAGGTCATGTAATTTCCAATCAAATAAACCCATTTAAATTTCCTCCAATAACATAGTGTTTGCGTTATAATCTACTTCAAGATTGAATCTACCACCCGCATACTTAGTAGTACCTTCCATAGTTACAAGAATAGCACGCATAATGTGATAGTCGTTTGTCTTGTATTCCACTTCCATACTTTCAACATAGAATCTAGTGCGGTCAAACTCAAATTCTGGTGCATTGTGATTGTTTCTGTACTCTACCATCTTGTCAAATGTGATTTGTCCTTCCTTTAAGTTCTTTGAAAAATACGTACAACGCAATGAATCTTCTTTAATAATCATTTACATTTCCTCCCATTCAATACCTAATTTTTTAAGTTTGGCTAAGTCTGATGTCTTAACCTTAATACAAGTATAACTCACTTCAACTGGTTTGTCAACAGCTTTATCTTCATTTCCTGTTAAAATTACAATATCAGGTACTTTTGTTTCTCTTACTCGTTGTTGTTCCTTTTCAAGTCGTTCACGCTCTGACTTCATTTCTTTAAATTCATTAATAGCTTCATTCATATTGAAACCATTGCGAGAGTAAGCAATAAGAATCGCCATGCGGTCATCTTTATCATTAACTTGTTCTTTCAAGTCTGAATAGTCTTGTTTAAACAGTTCAAAATACATTACAACCGCTTGGGTGATTGTCTTTTGTGATGTTGCTTTGTTAGTTACTAAACTTCTGTTTTTTGCAATGAACTTATCAAAAGATAGCCATTGTGGCGCATTATATGAAGCTTGGTACTTATTGAAAAGTTCTTCAATTTGTAATGTACGTTCTTTTTGTTCCTGTTCGTTGAACGTTTTAATTTGTACATTGACATGTTCTATACCTTCCTTTAGTACGTCCTTTAAAGTCTGTATTTTTTCGTTTAGTTCATCATAAGGTGTCATGATTTCGCTTTTTACTAGTTTGCGTTGTGTGTCTAGTTCTCTAATTCGTTTATTGATTGTAGCTACTAACTTCTTATTCTCTTTGATTGTTTCTTCTGTAACTTCTTGTTCTTTCATTTTATCAGCCAACCTCTGCGCGTCATCTAGTATTTTTTCATAGTCTGCAAATTCGATTGACTGAACACCATTGGTTTTAATTGCTATTTCAAATTCCATTGCGTTCGTCCTCCGCTTTTAATCGTAGCCACTTAGCTTTGAAAATCTCATTAAATGTGAACCCCATTTTAATTAGGTCTGTTCGTTCCTCTAATGTGTTTAGTAAGTCATTTACAGTATATCCATAATCTAAAATCAGTAGTGCTTTATAACTCATTTGTGATTTTTCTTTTTCCACGCTTCTACGTCCTCCATTGTGATTTTATTTTCACTTCTTCTAATTAGTCCTTCAAATGTTCTATAGGTAGCTGATTGGTGTAGCTCTACATCTATACTATCACATTTTTTATATTTGTCAACAAATAATTTTCTTGTGGTAACATCTAAATGTCTAAAACTACCATTAGAAAATATTGAATAACCTGTGTGGTGTTTTGTACTCTCGTAAAACTCAATTACATTAGCATCATAATTAGCTTCTAACAGTATTGTATCTAGTTTTAAGTCATTTGTATCAAGATATTCCTCATAGTCTATTAATGTACTCAAGTCTGTCGCAAATAACATAGTTTCACCACTCTCAGTCTCTAATATTAGACCATGTGTGTCTGCGAAGTCATCTGTACCATATTCACCATGATAGTTCTGAATACATGTAAATTTAACATCTCCTATTTTAAATTGGAAGTTGTCACTTACAATAATATCTAGCGGTGGTAATTTACGCTTAACTAACTGGTTGTTCACATCTGAATTACCAATTGTTTTTATGTTTGGGAAATTCTCTTTAAGCTTCTTATAGGCAGTCCAATTTATATGGTCAGATTCATGAATGACGGTGAGTGTAAAAGATAAAACTAATTTCAAATAGATGTTTCTCAATTGTTTTATAGCTTTTTCCAGCATCAACCATCATATTCCAACCACCCCCTTTATTATAAATAGTTGCGCTATTTCCGCTTGAACCAGTGTGGTGTATCTTAAATGTTAATTGTCTTTGCATTTACGTTTCTCCTTCACTCTAGTTACTATAAATCGTTTAGTTATACCATTATGTCTATTTAGTATATGTGAAAACCTATGTTTGTTAAAACCATAGTAACATGAAGCTGTTTTTGTGTCAACAAAATAATTATATTTATTTGTATATTTATCATATACAATAATAGGTTGTTGTGTATCTTTGTTGGCTTCTTTTGTGTTAATTCTATTATGGTTTACATTGTGTTGCATGTTTTCTTTAGCTGTCACCCATTCTAAATTGTCTAGGTTATTGTTAGCTCTGTTAAAATCTATATGGTTTACCTGCAGTTTATCATCACAACATGGTTTAAAGGTTTTCAACACTAAGCGGTGGATATATTCTCTACATATATAAGTCTTACCCTCTATTTTTAATTTAATGTGTACTGCTAAGTAACCATGTCCATTATCGTGTTTACTGTAACTGTATCCTGTTTTATTATTTCTTACATTACCTTTATTAGATACAGATATCACCCCATAATAATCTTTCCACACCTCATCCATTACTATTCCTCCTAATATTGAGCTGGTGTATTCCTACCTTCCCACGAATTTCCTTCTAGCTGCCAAAGTTCCTTGCCAAGTCGTTTAGCAGTGTGCCACTTATCCTTGTCAATTGCTTTATTAATTTCAATAATTAATTTGTGACGCTTATCCTCTACTTTTTTACGTAGTGGACGTGCTACACGCTGTTTGCCTTCTTGTGGGTTAATAGCCCAACCAAGATTATTGCAGTGTGTGTTATTAACATCACCATCTTTGTAATACAGATAGCCTAGATTATCTTTGTTTAGTACAAATGATTCAGCTACTAAGTTAGCAATAAAAAATTTACGTGTCTTGTTGTGTGAGCCTTCTAATACTACATATGGTTTGCCGTTGTCATCATATGAGTTCCAGACTGTTAAACCTGTGTCACGGTCTATCACATATCCCATATTTGAAACTGCGTAACGGTCGTACGGTTCAAACAATGGTTCAAATTTTTCAATCATTTCTTTAACTCCTCTACTAGTTTTTCTAATTGTTCAATGGTTAAGAGAATATCATTATCTGGTTGACATAATTCCATGCTAGCCATAATATCACCATCTGGGTATTTAGTTACTTCCATATACTCTACTTCATTCCCATTGCAATATAACTGGATTGTTTTATACTCTCCAATTGGTCTATTAAATACTTTTACATTTTTCATTTTACAACCCTCTTTCTTCAATATCTTCAATTAGCCAAGTTAGGTATGTTTTTGCTTTTTTAAGGTCCTCTAATCCGTTTTTATCTTCATAACGTAATGGATATTTTAAAATGTTACCTTCTAAGAAACCACGGTATTTCTCTTTTGTCATGTTCGCTTTCATAATTTCAATTGGTTGGATTCCGTTGTTTGTGTAATGGTCTTGTTTGTCAATTAAATCTGTTTTAGGTTCAACACCATCACATTTTGAATCTTCAAAATTAACTTCTAATTCAGGGATAACAAAGTGGTTTTTAAAAGCACTTTCTGTAGTATATGTGTGTGTTCCATCATGGTATTTGACTTTCCACATTTTACCTTCCATCTTATATGCTACACCTTTTAAACCATTGTCTTTGCGTTTTACTACCATTCCATCTTGTAATTTCATAATTAATTCCTCCTAATGTTTTATAATATCATTCTATCATATTGATGTTCATTTGTCAACACAAAACTTTAATTTTATGTTATAATAAATTATAAGTTACTGATGCTGATTCCTCCCAGCATGAAGTGACACTCACAACGACTACTCTATTGGGTGGTCGTTTTTATTTTACCATTTTTGTACTTCTGCAATATATTGGAATACCTCACTTGGTTTTTCAATGTTTACGAATTTTGTGAAACCAGTGTCACCTTTATAGGTCATTACTGAATACTCATAATCTGTGCTGTATACATCACCAAATCCATTGATGTTGTGTTTTACATTAACACCCCAGCCGTTTGGAAATTCTTTACTAAATACTTCTGTTACATAGCTCATTCTGCCATTCTCCGTTCTTCTCGTTTTTTAACTGAATCATATGTTCGTTTTAGTTCATCACCGTCAAGTGGTGGTGTACACCCAATTTGGTTTACATATTGCGACCATACCCAAACTTCTTCATGTTCTAAACCAGTTGCGAATAACTTACCAATCATTTGTGTTATCCAGTTGTTTCTTCCGCCTTCATCTGCACCTGCGATAATATCACCTAATAAGTTTGCAGTCCATTTACGTTCACGTTTCTTGTTCTTTTTCTGAATCGTTTTATCTGTGAACATTTCAAGCCATTTTGCAGGTAGGGTTGCCATTTCTACATCATTAATCACTTGGTATTTAACACCATCAATCTGCGAACCCCAACCCAAAACATATCTTCCGGTCGCTTGAAAGTCAACACCTTCAAGTTCTTTGTGGTTCTGAATGAACTGCGTATCATTATAACTTTCATGTAATTTGAAATACAAGTGCATTCCACCACTTGGTGTGATAACTGTTTTTGTATCTGGTAATTCAATTCCATATGCTTCACAAAAGTTATCTAAGTTTTTAGCACCATCTACACCATTATGATTGTCAATGTCAATTACAACAGCACCATTTAATGAACCTGTTAAGAACCCCCAATTACCCCCTTCTTTTATCCAATCACGTACAATATTTTCATCTTCACCATTAAATGCA